CTGCCGACTTTGGTTGGCAGAAATTAGTTTCTGGATTAGCTCTGCTTCGGGCACAAGGCTCCAGGCTTTAACAGGCTTGGCATCTGTAGACTTTCGTCTACGTTTTACTTCCCTCTATAGGAGAGTTTCATGGCAGCAGCTGCCGCACTTACCCTCAAGAACAACGCCGCCGCGAACGTTACGTTTGACGTCTATTCGGTTAATCCGGATAGCGTCGAATGGATCGAGAGCGGCGCGACGACCATTCTTGGTACGTCTCGTTTCGTGATGAGTCGCAAGATTCCCACGGACAAGGCGAACGGTGTTTACCGCATCGGGGGCAAGCTCACGCGTCCCGTAGTCAACGGTACGACTGGAGCTTTGGACGGGACCGTTACGGCCACGTTCGAGATCCTGCGTCCGGCCAAGCTGACGGTTTCTGACGTGGATGAACTGGTCGCTCGCTTCAAAGAAGCGATCGCTCAGGCCATTGTCAAGACCGCCGCCGAGTCCGGCGCGATTCCCACTTAACTGGAGTAGCGAACATGAGTATCTCAAGCGACTTGAGTCTCATCAGTGACATGACTAAACGTCTGTCTCTCATAACTGCCGTAGCCCCTAGGGGTAAGGTATCTTATGAGCTCTATCTCTCTCTCTGTCATCTGTTTGATCAGATTTCGGAGATTGAGGTGAGACTGACTGACTTGGCCTTTGATGGTCAAGTAAGCTTCTCCGGTGAAGAGGATGGAGCACCCCGAAACATCTTGGTCCGCAAGTTACTTGCGGTTCATGGTGAATTGACGGTGTCTGAAATCTCGCGTAACTCACTCCATGGTGAGCTATGAGAGACGATTCTCGGTACTGGAACCATGGTCGCGGCCTCCATGCCCGAAAAGGCAAGAGGTCGCTCCTTGGATCTTTAAGTGCTACACTTAGAGATTACAAGGCCCCTTCTGGGCTCTTGTTTACTGTTGCAAGGGACTTGTATGAACAGCTCGACACGCCTGTCTCGCTATCTTGCGAGATATTACTTCGTTATGGAGATTATGAGCAACTTGCTCGCAAATCCATATCTCCGAGCGACTATCAGTTCTCTTCGAGGTTTGCTGACGACTATCAAGCCGTCAGTTTCCTCAAGAAAGCTCCCCTCAAAATTGAGGGTGTCGACCCGGAAGCCTCAAGCGAACGTAAGTTCGAAGAAGCGGAAGAAGCGTGTAGGCTAACTAACGAGAGGATCCGAAAGTTCATCTCCGCCCCGACTCAGTCGGTAAGCGGCCCTGTATCGCATGCTATTCTGCATGCAATTGGGAAGATAGATGCAATAATCGGTTCCTCCGTTGACAGCCGTGAGTGGTTATCAGCGTGTCGCTTTGGCCCCGGAGTGTTTAATCACCCTAGGAGCCGTGGACTCACGTCCATTTACGATAAGCTGCAAGTCCGTCCGTCCGTATCTCCCGATATGGCGGACACTGGGGCTCATCTCGTGATGAGTCAGCCTCAATGGGCGAGATCCATAACTGATACTGAAACACCAGGCTTTTGGCCTATTGTTAAAGTTGAAGATTTGGAAATCGTTCCTGGCAACAGAGTAGCTTTTGTCCCGAAAACCGCTGTCGTCCACCGTGCTATTGCAATCGAACCCTTACTTAATATCTATGCCCAACTTGGGTTAGGTACTATGCTTAGGCGGAGATTGAAGCGGCACGGCGTGGACCTCAATGATCAGACGCCTAATCAGCGTGCTGCTCTTCGAGGTTCTTTAGACGGTTCTCTTGCCACCATCGACTTGAGTTCCGCTAGCGACACTGTCGCCAAAGAACTCGTGAGACTACTCCTTCCTGAAGGTTGGTTTCAAAGGCTTGATATGTGCCGATCAAAAGTCGGCATGTACAAGAAAAGATGGTTAAGGTATGAGAAATTCTCCTCTATGGGGAACGGCTACACCTTCGAGTTGGAGTCCTTAATTTTCTTTGGACTCTGTCACGGAGTGTGCACGGAGCTGGCGATTAGTGCCGATGAGGTACTGGTCTACGGCGACGATATTGTAGTTCCTGTTGCCGCCTATGATCTTTTGGAGGAGGTCCTCACCTTTTGCGGCTTCACTTTTAACAAAGCGAAGTCGTTTAAGGAAGGACCTTTCCGAGAGTCATGCGGTAAGGACTACTTTAACGGGACGGATGTTCGTCCTTTCTTTCAAAAGGAAATACCTAATGAGATTCAACATCTCTTTCGCCTCGCTAACGGCGTTCGCCTGCTTGCTTATCGGAGGTCTCAGCCTTATGGTTGTGATCTTCGACTGCATGCAGTCTGGGCTTCCGTCTTGCGGGCGATCCCTCGTTCAGTCTCTTTACACCTACGTGTCCCTGCCCATGCAGGTGACTCCGACGGAATAAAGAGTAACTGGGACGAGAGCCAGGCCTCCTCCTTCCTCATCTCTAATAAGGATGGTTGGGAGGGGGTATCTGGTATTAGGTATCAAGCGTGTCCTGTTGAGGGACCCAAGCCTAGTAATATGCTTGGTGCAGTAGCCAGTCTACTGTATCGCTTGAAGGACGAAGGTAAGTTGAAGGATCGCTTAATGAATGATAATTCCGTTGAGGATTACATTCAGTGGTTAAGTGACCTTCGTTTCTCCTCTTCTGTTTCTCCAAGACAAGAGAGGGGTTGTACTTACC